GGTCGAAGCCGATAACGCTCGTAAGCGCCGGATGTCTCTCAACAGAATGAACCGAGACGCCTATATGGGCATCCAGGATTGGGATGACAAGAACGAGGGCCAAAGCACCGAGTTTATCCCCGCCGTTCCGACATCTGTGGAGCAGCTCGGGGCCTTTATAAAGAGGGCGTTGACGCAGTTCGGCGATTGGTTCACTGTTGACCTTGGCAAGGACGGCGATTTCCTGATGCGGCCCGATCAGGTGAAAGATCTTCTCCAACACTATTTTGATAGGATTCCAATCAGCGAGACAAAGCATACCAACCTGTCAACCATCATTAGCGACGGGGTGAAGTTGGGCGCGCTCGAAAGTCTAATGATCTTTAAGGTTCATGGCCGTCGGATTGACAAACGGGAGTTCTATGTCGAGCCGGGGGAGAGCATAATAAACGAAGAATTCGGCATTGAGGAAACTGGCGACGACGAACTCAAAACCAGAACCACAAAGCCCTGGCGTCTTGTAATCGAGGGCATTCGCTCTGAGGACTATTACCCCGATCCCAGCGGTATGGGCCTGTACGAAATCCACGAAAGTGAGAAAGACCTCCACGACGTTATCGCACTGGCAATGGATGGCGTCTACGACGAGGACGCTGTAGCAAATATCATCGACGATCACGCTAGCGAAAAGATCGACGAACGCACCTCGGCACAAAAAGGACAAGACGATAGCAGCCCACCTGCATTCAGGAAAAAAGTGCAAATCGCCGAGTTCTGGGGAACGATCCTTGATGAAGATGGAGAAGTCGTACACAGGAACATAACATGCACAGTGGCAAACGATAAATATCTAATTCGCAAGCCCGTCCCGAACCCCTTCTGGCATCAGAAAAGCCCCTTCGTTGCCGGTCCTCTAATTCGTGTAGCCTTCAGCGTGTGGCACAAAGCTCTCTACGATCACGCCAGCCCTCTCAACTTCGCAATGAACGAGCTTTTCAACCTCATGCTGGACGGCGGAATTGCTTCGGTCTGGGGGGTGCGCCAAATCAGGGACTACGCTTTAACAGACCCTAGCGATGTAAGTGGGGGAATACCGCAGGGCACTACGCTTTCCGTAAACGAAAACCTTCCTATCGGGGGCAAGGTGATCGAGCAGGTCACCGAGGGTGAAATTCCTCCTGACGCAATGGCAATGTATACGCAGCTCGGGCAGGAGTTCAATCAGAGCGCCCTGACGAACGAGTTGAAATTGGGACAACTCCCCGGCAAGCAGGTTAAGGCAACCGAGGTCGTCGAGGCATCTCAATCGCAGGCGGTTACGCTTGATGCGATGGCGAAGAATATCGAAGAGAACGTAATAGAAGAAGTGATCTCGCTGGCATGGCTTTTGATCCTGCAGTTTGCAGATGATCTCGATAGTGACGCAGTTGTGGATGCGATTGGTGAAAGGGCGGCATTGGCGCTCACGCAGATGTCAGCACCCCAAAGATATGTTGAACTGGCGAACCTCCGGTCGTTTAAGGTCAGTGGGTTGAGTGCAACCCTCGGGCGCGTGAGAGATTTCCAGAAGACAATGGCGATGCTGCAAGCGGTTCGCTCTGATCCGATTTTGTTCCAGGCGTTTCAAAAGCGTTTCAGTGGGGACAAGACCCTCACGACTATTATGAAGCAACTCAACATCAACCCTGAAGGGATCGAAAAAGATGAGGAGGAACTTGCTAATGCAGACAACGAACGCGCGGGCCTGGCGGAGGTGCAGCAACTACTTGGGGGCAAAGGTGGTCCCGGAGCAGGCGGAGCAGGTCCTGGCGCAGCAGATACAGGAGATCCATCAACGTCTGCGCAAATCAATCAAGAAGCCAGTCCAGCGACAGGACTTGCAGCCGGTGGACAGTGAAGCACTGGAAGGAAATTCTAATCGGGGCCGCTATATTGGCCTTGTTCGTGGTAAGCGAGGTGCGTGGCCAGGGAGTGTGTAGTGATCACAAGGCTATGACCGCCAGAATGGCTATGACATACGGCGAGATACATATTATAACCCTGCCAAAGAGTGCGAAACATTATATAGAATTATGGGCCTCACCGAAGACCGGAAGTTGGACTCTTTTACAGGTGGATACAGTCGGCCAAGCGTGTGTGATAAGTAGCGGCAATGATGCGATTATCCCTTATACAAGGGGTTATCCTGGACAAATTAAAGCGGAGAGCTGAGATGGCAAAGTTAGCAAAAGTTGCAGTAAGGAAACGCGGATCTAAGTTAAATAGCCCTAGAGCTACAAGTAAGCTAAGACACGGTAACGCTGTGGCTGGGACTGCCGAGAAGCTAGAAAATAAGATGATAAAAAAGTTCGGCCCTGATGGCGGTAAAGATATTACATCTAATGCCAAGGGTAGGGCACATACACTATTCCGCCACGGCGAGAAGGCTGCTCGTATAAAGAAAAAGCGCGCAGATGCTGATCTTGCGAAGCACGGATACACGAGGTTGAAATGAGCAACAATCACTATTGGTTATGAAACGGTAGCTGCATAATGCCAGGACCTATAAACAGGAAAACCCTCGGAGCCATATTTGGCGGCCTCAAGAGTACCAAGCAGAAGACCAATCAGGCGCTTGGGCCAGGGAACGCTCTCACGAACAATCCTCTTGAGAGGACATTTCCATTCTCGAGTGAGATCAATAAGACGGCTGTACCCCCTGGCGGTAACCTATTGGGAGACGCTCCCCCACCTGCGAACCCTCGTGTGATAGATGGTGACGCTGCATTAAAGGGACAGAATTTCAATAGGCCCTTTCAACCGGGAGAGCGTACACCACCCCCTGTTAGGAACTTCGATGCTGGTGAGGTTCGTCCTGGAGAGTTTGCAGCCAATGCAGCTCGATCAACCGAAATTAAAGATTTCATAAAGACCGCCACTTTCCAGCAACAGATGAAGCGGCTCGGTATGGAACAGAGCTTCGGCGTCAAAACTGCTGGAAGCAGGAAGCGGCCTGGGACCACGATAACAAAGGGCGGCGTCCCGGTTGCTACGATTAAGAAGATACCAGTGGGGGGAGCAAAGGAAGGTACAAAGCCCCGTTATGCTCTCGAGACGTTCGAGGGGAAGTTCGTACAAAATCAAGGAGATTTCGCAACAGTCCGGGAAGCGCAACAAGCGTATTTCCTCCAATATCTCACAACAGGCCCAGGGTCTGGCATTCCAATAAAATAGGTGCAAAATGGCTAATAACGATATCGTAGAACGCATAGACGAATGGGTCATGTGGTTTCAGAACAACAAGAAACTCATCCCCTCGGAAGACTTTCTGAAAAGAGCAGAGTTTCACGACAAGGCAATTGACGGTGCCTATGAGTTGATCGTCATGCTCCTTGTTGAAATGAGGAAAGGGCAGCAACGCTCGACAAACCTTGTTATCCCTTCGAGCTGGAACGAACGGGCCATGCGAGGATGAACGCCGACGAACAGAACCAAAAGGTTGAGAGGGGTCGAAAGGCTTCTCTTATCTATACCGAGATCGCTGCCCGGTCTACAGAACAGCAGGAAACAATTATAAATCGATTGACTACTGCATACGTTGCCGGTACACTTTCCGACAATGATTTGAGAATTGGATTTGGCGAAATCGTGGGTATTAGGAAGATGCTCACATCAATGCAAACTGAAATAAGGTTGGGACGCTCAGCCGCAGAACAGGAGATGAAGAATGTCAATGTTTCTTAAAAACTGGAACAGCCCTTACCGCGCAAAAGAAGATGAAGGCGGAGAAGGTGAGATCGAATTACAAGGCGGTCCTGAAGATGGTGGCGATCCTGCGGGAGATGGCGTACAGCCTGATCCAGAACCTGAAGAAAAATCTCCCTCGATGGAAAAGATGACAGTTGGCGGTGTCGAGTATGATGTACCCCCTGAGGTAGCCGCGGCCTACGCTGAGCAGAACAGCGGCATGGCCGAGATGCGCGGTTCAATCGAATCTCTGCGTAGCGATATCAACAAGCCGCCCGTTGTAGAGGAGCAGGGCGACCCTTATGCACAATATGAGGAAATGCTCTTTACCGATCCGGCAGGGGCTGTTAAAAAGATAACCGAAACAATCAAAGCGGAGGTAATGACAGATGTTCGTTCTGCCTATACCGCCGAAACAAGTCAGAAGGATTTTTGGTCTGGCTTCTACAAGGACAACAAAGATCTAAAAGATGCGGATATGATCGTTCAGTCGGTTATGACCCGTGACTGGGAAAGTTTAAAAGCCCTTGATACCGCTGATGCTTCTAAGAAGATGGCTGATAGCGCCCGAAAAGAGCTGCTCAAGCTCGGTGTAGGGAAAGGGAAGAAAACTGAGACTGTCCACACTGAGAGTGGCGGTACACAGGATAGGCCAGCAGGAGCTGGTAACGATGACACTGATAACGTCCAGGAGGGCAGTACAGTTGGCATCCTTCGCAAGCGAGCTAATGCACGTCGAGAGGCCGCTGCAAAGCTACGCTAACATAAACCTCTTAACGGAGAACTGTTATGACACAGTATACTTGGACCTTTGACGCACCTACGGGTACGTACAAGAGCCATGCTATGTCCGGCAAGCTGTTTGAGGCCGCGTTGGAAGATTCTGTTTTTATGGATCATGTCCAGCCGGTTAACGGCTACGGTCGGCGTATGGGTGAGAGCGTTACTCTTACTCGTCTTTCCAATGTTACCGAGCCTGGGTCGGGTGATCTGACCGAAGGCGAGCGTATCCCGGAAGATGCCCTGTCCCTCTCAACGACCAGCATTACGGTCACCGAGATCGGGCGTTCCATCCCTTACACCAGCCTGAGTGATGACCTGTCGAAATTCGACATCACCTCGCCAGTGCAAAAGGGCCTTCGCAATCAGATGAAACTCACCCTGGATACGAAGGCTGCTACAGCTTTCAAAACTGCCCAGGTCAAGTACATCCCTACAGGGCTTTCATCTGGCACGTTCGACACTGATGGCACTGCATCCACAAGCGCAACCGCCAACATGAACGTCTACCACATCGAGGAAATCGTCGACTATATGTACGACACCCTCCAGGTTCCGCAGATCGGAGATGACTACGTTGGTATCTTCCGTCGGTTGGCCCTGCGTGGTATCCGGCGCGATCCGGCTTGGGAAGAGTGGCACAAGTACACCGACCCACAAGCTAAGTACAATGGCGAGACTGGCCGCATGGAAGGGATGCGTATGATCGAGACCAATCATGCGAACGCTCTTGCAAAGGTTGGAACCAACAGTGTGCTTGGTGAAGGTGTCGTTTTCGGTGAGGACGGTATCGCCCTTGCTGAAGTACAAACTCCTGAACTTCGTGCTGCAATGCCAACTGACTTTGGACGTTCCAAGGCTGTTGCTTGGTATGGCATTCTCGAATTCGGCATTATCTGGGATACAGCCAACGCTGGCGAAGCCCGGATTGTTCACGTAACCTCGTCTTAATTGGCGCATCCCTTGAGTGGATGAATTCCTTTGAGAAAGGGAACAAAAGATGGCTTATACCCATAGTAAATACGAAGTACAGATGCAGGGTATTCAACCCTCAACTGCGCCTGTTTCTGGCCACCACGGAGTTGATCTCCTGGTGACTGGTGTAGTCGCAACTTGGGGTCCTGGTTTTGTACCTCACATCGTTCGGGGCGTAGGGGTCATCCCTTCGCTTGGAGCTGTTCGGAGCAACACTGTTCCGATCAACTTCATTTTGGACAGCACAACTCCTGGCACAGCTACGGAGTGTTTCAGCCTTGACCTGCCTACCACGGTCACGACTGCAAACATGGCGGTCTATTACCAGCCGACTTATACCATTGAGGTCAAGCCGGGCATGAACTTCTCCGCGTCTGTTACAACTGCTGCTACAGCAGGAACATCAGCACGGATCATGCTCTACGTTGAGCCTCGCTGGGAGACTCCGGCAAACGTCACCACAATGATCGCCACCACTTAAGGCGGTTTAAACCCCAACCTCCCTGGCGCTTCGGCGTAGGCCCTCGTATCCCGAAAGGGGGAGGCCTAACAGGGGGGTTAAGGATTAGGAGGCTGTAATGGCCGCGTTAACTGCTACACACTGGACCGAGGTTGTAAACAATCGGTTCATTGAAGGTAAACACAAGCGGAACGAT